AGGAGAAACAGTAGGATTGTAAGCAAGTATAATACGACCAGTTGTTCTAATGGATAATTGGAAATAACTTTCCTCATCAATCTCACTTGCTTCATCAACGAATAGTATATCACTTTTAATACCTCTAAGCTTTTCAGCATCATCAGTAGAAATAAACTGAATATTACTATTATAGTAATTCCAAATCCTGTCAGTAGCGTTGTAATCGTTTTCATTCCAAATATCTAAAGATTTTAAAATATCAATGAAGTCCTTAATAACTGTCCTTTTAAGTGAAGGGATTGTTTTGCGCACAACTGTGACATTTAATCCTTCATTTGCAATCATCTGAACTAATAACCATTGTAGAATAGAATATGTTTTGCCTGAACGAGTTCCACCTATATGTTGTGTTACTCTGCTATTTGCATTCTCTAAATGTGAATATGTTATCGTTGTTTGTATGTCAATACTTTCCGGCATTATCGCTTTGGGTTATTTGAATTTGGACTTGCTGTATCTTTTGGTTTATCTCACCACTTAATTCAATTGCTTGCTTCTTTGGAACAATATACTCTAATAGTTTTAGGTATATCTTTGCAGCTTCAATTGGGTCACTCTTTCTTATCTTTTCCAAATCTTCTCGCAGTGCATCCAATCCACTATTTGCTAATCGTGCTACTGCAAGTTTAGCTTGCTCTGTTGAACGATTGAGAGCACCTACCGGTCTACCTGTGCTTAATTTATTTCCTGGTTGAAATCCTTTTGGCATGTTTCTTAATGTTATTTAATCTATAATAATAACACTAGCGCCTTTCTTCTGTATTGATTGATTCATATCCCCACATACCTACAACTCTATTATCTTCATCGTATACTATTATTACTCCACTATCTTCATCCCCTCTATGTATTATCTGCTTATCCTTAATCCAGCTCCATAAGAAAGTAAAATATAATCTGTCCTTATGTATTTTAAAGTTCTGCATTTCTGGTATCAGGGTATTCGTTTTTGGGTGCTTTCTGTCTACCTGCTCTATCGTATCCTTTTGGTGGTTGTGGTAATCTGACATCTTCACACCATGTCCAAATGCCTAATCCTACCATTTCATCTATATTCTTTTTTAATTGCTCTATGCGTTCACCTCTGTCTAAACAATTATTTAATTCTCTTATCATTCTTCTATATCTACTTCTTCTTTCCGATTTGTTTAGTGGATAAGGTTTCTTTCTTTCTTCAGGGGTTAACCTTTGCATTCTAGCATATAATCGGTTTCTGCATTTAGAACATAGATGATGCTTTGTAGTTGCATAGTGTTTGTATGGTGTGCTACATTCCGTGCATGGTCTTTCTTCAAATGGTTTAGGTCCTTTCATTTGGATTAGGTATAACTTCTTTTAGATAACTTCTTATTTTTTTTATTGCGAGGAATGTTGTTGATTTACTTATTCCTATCTTTCTTGCAGTTTGTTCCATTGTATCTTCACTATCAAAGTATATCTGAAATATCTTTGCCTGTGGCCACATTCTTGTTCTTTCTAAAGCCTGTAATTCATTCATTACTTGCTGATGTGTCTGATTTATTAGTGTATCTCTTTCCCAGTCATATGGTATTTCTTCTATTTCTGTATTTATTGTTTCTACCAAGTTTGTCCGATTGAGTATCTTAACTTTATTCATCCAACGAGAGTATAAAAACTTATTACAATAGAATAGGTTGAAAGTATTTGTTGAATAAAATATTTTAGGATTACATTTCTCTAATAGGTAAACATACAGGTCACTTACTAATGCTTCTGCTTCTTCAGTATGCTTTGTAAGTTTCTTTGCTTCTCTTACTAACCATGTGTGAGATTGAATATATAAACCTTCTAATCTCTTTTGACATTCACAATATTGGATTGAGCCTGAATCTATCATTCTATTCTCTTTCTTTTACCCAATGCCAAAGAAAGTCCACTGCTCTTTTCCAATGTCCTGCGGATGAAGCACAGGTGCAAGGCTGCGGTTCTCTTTCTCCTCTAATATGATTAAATGTATTCCAAACGTATCCTGCTTTATCTTCAGGCAGATATCCACCTAATGCCTGAATAAAACCTTTTAGTTCAAAGAACTCCTGCTCTGTGAGCGGTTGGTATTTATTCTGCTCCATTAGGTTTTTTGATTTTAGGTAAGTTAATAGGTTCCGCTTTCGGTTGATTTGGTAGTGGCATTGGGTTTGAGTAATCTACAAAGGCTTTAATCCTATCCCATGCTGGGTGATAAGGTGAGAATGAGATACCCATAGATGCGATGATAATCATCAAATCATTTACATTATTTACTTTTGTCCAATCAATGAAATAGAGTGAGTTCTTGTCTGCTTCTGGTAGGTCTTGCTGTAACGATAATGTACTTTTAATTGTTTCCATTGTTTTTATTTTTGTTTATAAATCTTTTCTGCGTATACTTTTGCTAGGTGTTGTGTCATTGGTAATTCATTCCATTGTTCATTCGCTTCATCTGTTTGTATCCATTCGTAGAACCCTTCTCTATCATCAGGTAATACAAATTTAGTATTACCCATTTCCGGCATACTCATCATCAATTTTGCATCAATGATTCTTTCTTGAACTGTCCATTTTCTTCTGGCTTCTTTTTCTTTATTCCAATATTCCAAACTCTCCTCTGCTGTTAGGATTTTTATATTCATATTTTCTTTTTTAATTCGTCTACTATTACATTTAAAACTGTTTCTGACATTGGGAAATCCTCATCCAATAAATTAATGTGAGGTTTAGGATGGTTTAAATCCGTTTCCGTTTCTTTAAGTAAGCATTGAAACAATTGCCACTTATTCCATATCTGATAATTTCTTGTACCTTCTAAATGAATTAGAAACCAATCAGGTTGTATTTCTTTTATAATCTTTATCATATTAATCATAATTTGGCCACCATCCACCCATATCTATTTGGTCACACTTCTCATTTGCATTTGGATTAGTTAATCGGTTTAACCATTGTTTTCTTTCACAACAACCACATGATTTCTTTCCGAATACCTTTGCAATCCCTAATGCAATTCTTTCTCCATATCCTAATGTAATTGTATGTATCAGTGCTTCAACCCAATCACCAATGCGAATGTGTTTTCTGAAATCCCACCAAAGGATGAGGCATTTGTTTTTGAATTGATGTTTTGTCATTCCGGTTATTGATGTTCTTTTCATATATTATACTTTTATAATTCCTCTCTGTTTTAGAATATGGCCTGAAGTCATATGGTATAGTACTGTTCTACTTATATCTGGGTATAAAACCATAAGTTCCTTAACTGATTTACCACTCTCTCTTTGTTGGTAAACTTCCATACATAATTCATTAGAGTATTTTATTTTATTTCCTCTATGTCTACCTTTACGAACTTTATCTTGCATATTTTCCAAATGGGTACACCACTTGATATTGTAGATATTATTATTTAATGGATTGTCATCTAAATGCATTACATCAGTTTGCCACTTTTTTCTTTTCAACCATACTGATGCTACTAATCTGTGAATATATACGAATACCTTTTCACCATCATTATTCATTAATTGAATTTGCAAGTGATTCGTTTTAGTTGGTCGTGGAATACAAACAAAACCGGTCATATTGTGATGTTTTGTTTTTTTAGGTAAAGCGATTACCGTTCCATTGTTTCCAACTAAATACTTACCTTTAAAGTTTAATTCTTTACCTGTTTCTGAAAATACTTTGTATAGTGGTTTGAATTGTTCTCTACCACAAATTTGTTCAGGTGTTTCTACTGTAATTAATTCTGTGCTCATTGAATTTGTTTTTAAAATTATATAATCATTTAGTATAAATATACAGAAACTTTTTTACATTGCCAAATTCTGTATAAATTATTTTAAAAAAAATGGGGGATTGTAGCAATGGCACTAACTACATCCCCCTGATTATATAAAGTGAGACACTGCCTATAAGTGTTGTCATAGCGACTGAAGCAGTATTAATTATGTCTCACTATTAATATAAACAATATTTTTTAATCCTGTATTAATTCTTTATTGCATTGCTGTCTTTCTTACTAATGGATACACAACACCTTTCGTGATTACTATTAAAAAAAATAATAATCAAGTGTTGAGTATATCATTGACTACTTACTAACGGAGCCAACACTTGGTTTATTCAATCTATTCACCAACATCCTAATCAAATGAATACCATTATACATTATCATAGGAGACACCTTCCAGTCTTTTAAGTATTTCAACTACTGCGCTGTGACTCAATTTCTTATTATATTTAGTGTGTAGGTAAAGTGCGTTGTATTCCAACCCTACTTCTATTATATAATACCTTATTCAAAGTTTAGATTTTAATGAGTGTAATATAGGGAAACTATTTTACATTACCAAATATAACTATAAGATTTTCAAAAAAACGTAAAAAATAGGGAAAAATACCCCCCTTTCATAAGTCATTGATAATCAATTAGTTGCATAATTAGTTGATTTTCAACCGTTTACATAACTCATTGATAATCAATAAGTTATAAACCATTGATTTTCAATCGCTTATAAATGTGGATAAAATGTGGATAACTTTATAGTATTGATTATCAACGAGTTATAAAATAATATACAAATATATTTGGTAATATAAAAAAGTTTTCGTATCTTTATGGGGTATCACCCTTAATACATATGGGTTATGATATGTGTATATTATTGTTTAAAATCTAAAACAAACATTATGTTAGTAGAAAATCCAAAACAAATTCGTTCACTAATAAACGAAGAACGAATTAAGTTCAAACAAAATGAGAAACAATACAAAATAACTATCTTAAATGATGGTTCGGTATTTGAACATTCTCACAAAGTTATTAAAGGTGTTTATTTTGAAACTGGTGAATTAAACCCACTTTATTTATATGTGTGTGATAATATACATAAGATAAAGGAATACATTGCTGAATGGTATCCTCAATTAAAAGATGCAGTTCACCCAATTTGCCATATTTCAAAAGGTATAGTGAAAGATAAAATCCAAGTTCACCCAACAATTACTATAGTCTTTGGCCACGAAGATAACTTCGTTTCATTATCACCACGTGGTTCTTCAATAGAGATAACCGCTGTCAATAGTATTTACAAAGGTATGGGTTCTATTATGATGAGTGTAGTTGTTTGTATATTAGAAACTCTTTCATTAGAGAGTGGGTATAAACTAAAAATGTTTTTAGAATGTGTAGGTAAATTGAATGATAGAACAACACCAATCAGAAAACAAATGGAGTTCTTTCGTAGATACGGATTTAGAGTTGAACAAAGTAAATCAGTAAAAAACTCATATGGTGAACTAACATATGTTTTTATGAATTATGATGTAAACAACATAGATTATGATAACGATTATGTTCTTATTGAAAGAGCAGATGTATGTAAATAATAAATTTTATTTGGTATTATAAAAAAGTTTTCGTATATTTAATTATTAAACAACAATTAAGGTTAAGAGTTTATCCTAAAACTCACAAATGTTATGGATAAAATTGTAGAGTTAAATTCGTATTTAGAATTTACAAAAAATGAACTAAAAGAATTGAAAAAGCAAATGTATGATGATTACCAAAATGGTAAGTATGATGAAAATAAAAGAGAATATTGGGGTGTTTGGAATCAAATTACAGGTAAAGAAAAATTACTTAAACAAATTAAAAAGTATATAACCTTTCTTAAAAATAAAGAGTTATATGGTAAAATTCAAATGATTGATAATCAATAAAAACAAATAAAATGGCAACAAACAACGAACAATTTAGAAAGAGTATTATTACTCACATCACAGAATTAAAAGATTATTACAAATCAGAAAGTGATAGGTGGGAAAAAGAAGTGAAAGAAAATCCTAGGTTAAAAGACCCTAGAGAAAACTATATCCGATACCATTGGGAGTATAGAGCGTATGATTGTTTATTAACTAACATTAATGCTGGTAATTACGATAGTGTAGAGTATTATGAGAATTACTTAAAATCTAAAAACAAATAAGTTATGGAAAATGTATTAATCATTGAAGAAGTATTACGAATACTAAACGAAGAAAAAATCAAAGTGAAAGAAAAGTTGTATGGGATAGAAGACAATTATTACAATGTTAGTAAAGGTAATAGAAAACTTAAACTTCATTTAGGAAAAAGGATGGATGAAGTGAAAATTGAATTGCGAACAACAGAGAGATTAATCAGTAAAGTTCAAGAAATAAAATAATAAGTTATGGATATTAAAGAATTAGAACAAAGGATTACCGATTTAGAGAGAAGGTTTTTCCCTATTGAGAGTTTCTTATATGATAATTTTAGAGAACCAATAGAAGTGAAAAAGAACGAAGAAATCCAAAGGGATGGAACTACCTACACTATATCTGCAGTTATAGAAACTGATAAGGGTAAGAAAACAATTCAGTTCCCTATAAAAGCGTGGAGTGAAAAACAGGCACTTTATTTCGCAAATGAGAAAGTTATCTTCCCTAATATGAGTAAACTACAAAGTGAAGGTAAGATAAGATGGTTCAAAACAATTAGTAAACAAATAGTAAAAGGATAAGTTATGACAAAAAAAGTAGAAAAAGAATTGGCAAAAATCTATGAAAAAGATGGTAGAAACTTATATGAAACTCCTAAAGAAAACTTATTGAGTTGGTTATATATCAATATGCATGATACAGAATTAGAAGTAAATGAGTATTTTGCAAAAGAACAATTTGATGGATTAAATAATATTGAAAAAATGCAATATGAAAGAGTCCAATTTAGATATGAATGGTTACAAAAACAAATTAAGAATTATAAAAAATAAATTATGAAAAAAGAAAAAAAAGTGGTTGGTAGACCAAGAAAAAACGAAGATGAAAAATTAAATCACCTCGTTATGGTAAGATTTGATGAAGATTCTTATCTAAAATTTAAAAAATGGTGTGATGATAATTGTATTATAGCATCAGCATTTATAAGAAGGGCATTAGAAAATGAATTAAAAAATAAAGGAATAACTCTTTAAAAACAAAAACTATGGCAAAGAAAAATTATTATGTATTCGGTATTGATGACCTTATTTCAATGGGGTGGAACGCAGATGAAAACGATAAACCACAAACACATCATTATAGTGGTGAAAGAGTATTTACTTTGATAGTGAATGGAACATTGGCATCTCCCGATAGTGAAAGAAGTATATTGTCAGAAAAGGAGTGTAGATTGTGGTTAACCACATCACAACTTATTACATTAAGAGATGCGATTAACTCTACTCTTTCAAAAAATTTCCCAGATGAATTGAGTTCATTGAGTGTAGATGATGATTTTATTAATCAATAAACAATAAATTATGATGACAGTAGAACGAATCGTAAAACAATTAGAATCAAATGTAAAAATGTTGAAGTCAGTAAATTTGGATTTACAAACAACATCACTAAATGAAGGTAAACTAAAGTATGGTAGTGCAGCAGAATTTCGCAAAGTGAAAGATACTGTGCTCACCCAATTCCAAACTCTCAATGCATTTTTAGAGTGGATTGAAGATAACCATACCGATATAGAAGATACGCCTGATATTATGGATATGGGTCTTAACGAATTAAGTATTGGTGATGAGTAAGTTTTGGCAAATACAAACGGAAGAGTTTGATTACGAAAAATCACGAAGTGAACTTATATCCAATTTAGATTACATATCATCTATGTCCGTTGAGGAACAAACACTATATAAGAAATGGATTGAATTAAATCAAAACCTACAAAAATCTTATTCTAATATACATAGGTTTTCTGCATGTTATGATAACCTATGGAAACCAACGGATATTACAAATACCGAATTAACTATAAGTGAAATAAATTCTTTACATCCTATCATTGAGATTGTCAAAACTTCCGATGATGCATCCAAATGGTCAGACGCACGTCGTATGATTCATACAATGGATTTTACACCCAATCCTGGTCGGAATGTAAAAGTATATGTAAGAGATAGAGATAGTGGAAAATTGCTGGGTTTAATTTCGTTAGGGAGTGATATTACATCATTAGGTGTAAGAGATAATTACATTGGTTGGAATAAAGATGATAAGTTTACGAATGGTAAATTAAATCACACAACAATTGGAACATCAATCGTATCAACTCAACCTTTTGGTTATAACTTTTTGGGTGGTAAATTAATTGCAGCACTTACAACATCACCTGAAATTCGTAATCATTGGAAAGAAACTTATGGTAATGTTCTTATTGGTGTTGGAACAACTTCTCTTTATGGTATTCACTCTATGTATAATGGTATTCCGCATTTCAAAACCCTTGGTGAGAGTAAAGGTAAAATCAGTATAAAGCCAGATGATAAGTATTATGACATTTGGCATCAATGGTTAAAACAAAATTGTAGTGATTGGTATAGTGAAGAAATCACCGAAGAAAGAGCAAGAAATGGTGAGAGTATGGGATATGAAAGAAACGGACCTGTGAGTGGTATTAAACAAAAAATACTAACAAAGATATTTAGGGAATTAGGTATCAAACAGGATGCATATCATCACGGATTTCAAAGAGGTGTTTATTTTGCACAGATGTATGAGAACGGAAACGATTTCCTATGTAGTAAGATTGAAGAGAACCAATTAGTATTAAAACCTAAATTTGCGCAAGGAATAGATTATACTATGAATTGGTGGAAACCAAAAGCAATCAATAGGTATCTAAAATTGCATAGTGAAAACAAATTGAAACCTGAACACTTATTTTACATAGATGTAATTGGTATGAGTTGGGAAGAATGTAAAGAAAAGTATTTAGGTGAAGTGGGAAGATAGTTTTAATTGTTGATGTAAAAAAAGCCGGGGTGTTTCTACACTCCGGCTAATTTTTTGCTTTCACTAATGGTTATCCTCGTCCTTGTCCACGATAAGGTTTAGGACGAGGTGTATGTTTATTGTATGCCTTCTTTGGTGACCCACCTTTTCTTTTACCGAAACTGGTCTTTGTATTTCCACCACTCTTATTACTCTTCGCCATTACAATCCTTTATGTGTATTTTGTTGTAAGTATTTCACTTCGGTTTCTAACCTTGCAACTTGTGCAGTTAGATTAATTATGATTGCACGCATTTCATCTTTCTCTTTGGATGCTTCTTCTAATAATGCTTCCAATTTAGATATTCTACTTTGACAATCATTACGGATAAATCTTTCATCTTCATCCTTTCTTGCTGCACGCTTTTCGTAATAACGCCAAGCAGTTGCACCACCTAATGTTGTTATTGCAGTTATGATTACTGAATATATGTTTTCCATTATTCTCCTTCTTTTTCGTCAGGAATACAATTGGGAACTTGACGTCCGTCAACGTCCTTCATGCCGTATTGTGTGTAGCCGCTCCAACATGGGTCCTCACCTGCTTCTGCTAATAAATTAATTCCTTTGAAGTCGGCATCGTATTTCACTTTAGCCATTACTTTGGATGTTGTATCTCCCATTTTACTCATCTTATCTTTTCTCCAATAGGAGTAGCAAATTGCTGCAGCTTGTGATTGTTCATATCCACCGCTTATTTCTTCACCTATACAACGAGAGATAAATTGTTCTTCACTCTCTCCTTTCTTTATGTTTACTGGCATATTATTCGTTTTAATAAATTATAGTATATCTTTTACCTTCAAATTTAAATGAAGATATGTTATCGTATGTTAGTGTTCTCCAACCTTCTATTGTATTTGGTGCAACTAAATTAACCATACCTTCTCCTTCTTTTGTCAGGCTTTGTTCACTTGCTGAAAAGAATTGTCCCCAATACAAATCATAAGTTGCTCTATGTGTAGGTGGGATTGCAGTTCTCCACTTTATCTCCATTGTATTATTAGCATCCGTAGATTTCAACATTCTCATAAATTCAAAGAATGATACCTGCGGTAATGCGAACTTATAAATGTTTTTAAGAACTTTATTTTCTATCATCTTTTTTGGTTTTAGCTACTTCGCCTGGATATGTTGAAGTAATTGATGGTTGTTCTGTTTCTGTAAGTAATCCTAATGTTCTTAATTTATTTCTGCTCCATCCTAGTCCGGCTTTACCACCCCATGCATCATACATTAATTTTCCACATCCATCACCATATGATTTAGATGTTTCCAAATCCTTTTCATGTCTACTTAAAAAGCTATGCATGCGTTTAATAGTTTCCACCGAGACCGGCTCTCCTTTGGCAAGTTGGGAGCAACGCTGCTTACCAACCGGAGTTCCACAAGAACCCCATCCGTTTTTTTCAACCCAATCTAAAACTCTTCTTGCATTTCCCTTCACACCATCAGGATAATCAGAGTAAGATTCCATATCTAATCTCTTTTTGCTTTTATACCTATTATCCTTCCTTATAATCGCTTTAATTTGTCCAAGGAGTATATTCGCTTCATTTTCGGATAAATCCTCTATATTCGTTTCTAAATCAATTTCCTGTGATGCCTTAACTAACTTCTGTTCTAGTAGTGCTTCTACTGAAAAACCTTTCACTTTACCGGTCTTTACATAATCATTCCAAATTGTATCATCAGATACTTTGAACATACCCATCCAAGTTCCTTCAGGGACATTTAGTCCGTATGCATTTGATTTATCTAACTTGCCATCTTTAATCCAACTCTCTACAAGGTGAACACCTTTTATTTTCTTATCGTGTTCTAATGTAGCTGAATCAGTATATTTTTTCATTAAGTAATTCTGTGCTAATTTCTTCACAGTTTCTTTTGTAAAAAATACCTGATAAGGATTACCTTCCGCATCTACTCTCAATATCTTTTTGTCAGGGATAAGAACTGCCCCTACAAGGATGCGCTGTTCCGTATCTATTTTTGCAAATAGAACTTCTTCTTTATTGAAATAAAAAAAGTCCGATTCTATTGCCGGAGATTCTACTAATGAGATAGCAAATACCTCATCAACTCCTTCATCTTCTATTTTAAGTTCATATAGTTTCATAATGTAATAACATTAAAAAGTTAATCTATGTTTACCCACCCGTGAAAGTAGCAGCACGACTCGTACGTCTGTCTAAAGCCTGCTGTGAACTAACTTCACCACTAACGACGTATGCTTTAATAGGTGCTCTTGCACCTGCAATAGTTTCAGCAATTTGTGTATTTGGATTCATTCCACCTGTTGTATTGATTGTAGGCGCTGCAGCTCCTGCAACTTTTGGCATTGGTATAGAAGGTGCAGAACCTCCTCCGCCGGCACTTCCTCCACCACCACCTTTAACTCCACCTTGTGCAGCTGCCTGATTAATTTGTTGAATAGATTTAACTGCTCCTGCAATTGATGCTGCAATACTTAAACCTGCTGATATACTGTTGATTGCGACCCATGGCATACCAAATGTAAGTGGAGATGCTGCCATTGCTTTCGCATTTGCAATACCTGTATTTGCTATAATCTGTCCGATAGATGCTGCCTGTTGAATGATAACACCTGCTATTGCCAATGCTTTATTCTTTCCTGCAACCTGTTGTAATACACTACCGAATTGTTCAAAGAGACCAAGGTAAGCCATATTAATATCGTGCTTCGCTTGCATTGCTGCTTTCTCATTAGCAATCTCTTGGTCTGTTATTGCTATTCTTGCATCAGCATACTTCTTACGAATTTCCGTTTTCTGAAACTCTGTTAATTCTGTATTTTGTAATTCAGTTGCTTCCTGTTGTGCAAGTAATTCTCTTTGTTGTCTATATCTTTCTTTATCTTGTTCAAAATCTAATTCACTTTGTTTATTCTTTCTATCTAAATCTTCTAATTGTGCTTGCAATCCATTAAGTATGATACCTCTTTCATCCTCTTGCTTTTTCTTTAATTCTTCTTTAGCTTTCTCATCTTTCTTCTTTTGTTCTTCAGCTGCTTCATCATCATATTTCTTTTTGATTGCTGCAAGTTCTTTTTGGTATGCTTCTTCAATCGTAGTGAAGTCCGTTTTACCTGCTGCAAGTAATGCTGCTCTTCTTTCGTTAAGTTTTAAACCTGCTTCGTATTCTGACCTTTCTCTTTCACCAAGGGTTTCTTTGTATGCATCTAATTCAGCATCTGCTGCTGCTTTATCCCTTTCTTCTTTTTCTTTTCTGGCTTTCTCTTCTGCTTCTTTTCTTTTTCTTGCAGCCTCATCGTAATTCTTTTGTCTTTCGTCTAAATTCTTCTTTTCAGTTTTTGTTACTTTCTGTGTCCCTTCCTCATATCTTTCCATTGATGCTTTGAAAGAAGTCACTGCTTTATCCCATGAGCCAGTTAATTGTTCCCAACCTTCTGATACGGCATCAAAATCCAAAGTGAATATACCTTTAAGAATTTTACCAACGCCTATTCCAGCTTCTTTTACAAGTGTAAATAAGGATACTAAACCTGAATAAAAGTTACCTATGTATTTTGTTACATAAGGTAATGCTTTCATTGCTAAATCAAGGAATGCATCTATTAGGGGTTCTAATGCAGAGAATATACCACCAAGGATTTTTTCTAATCCAATCATTAGAGGTTCTAACTTTTTACCTGCACCTTCTACATTATTGAATGCTGCTACTAATCCACCAACTGCTGCAACAACTAAACCAATTCCGGTTGCTTTCAATGCAGTTCCGAATGATACGGTAGCTACCTTTGCTTTATTTAAGGCACTACCCAATGCTCCAACAGGTCCACCTGCCGATTCAAGTGTATCAATCCAATCCGCAGAACCCTGTTTTGCACCTTTAATCTTATCTTCCAAATCATCTATTTCATTGGCAAGACGTTTAAATTCAGCAGAACCTGCTGCTGCTTCTTTCAATTGCTTCTTTAATTCTTTTAATTGAGCAATTGAACCAGCTGCGTTTGTTTCTACGTCTACTTTTACTTTGACTTTCTTCTCAGCCATAATCTTTTAATTTTATATAGACCTTCTTTCCATGTCAAAGGCATTTCATATTTTCCTTTTGCAATCTCAACTCTCTCTGAAACTCCGTAGAAATGGTTAGTGTTTAGTAAATCAATTATTTCTCTTATCATAATAACAATGTTTTTCTTTTGGATTAGTTATTAAACTGCACATGCTAATGCACAAGTTGTAAATGAACCATATGTTGTTGTTAATAGATACGCTGTTCCAGGACTATCAGTTGCTGTAACTTTATATGCAAATCCATCAGGTCCACCAACAGGTATATAAAATCTATTAAGAGTTACAGAACTTCCAGCTGCAAATCCTACTAATATCGTTCCAACAGGTCCTGCTCCACAATCTAAACAATCATAATAATCAGCATTATAATAATCATATGAAGAACTTGTTGTAAATAGAACTGAATCTGAATAAGAAGATGTTGTTGATGCACAACCTACTAACATTCTATAATATGTTGATGATGTAGGTGCAGTTATATTTCTTGGTGATGTGCAACCACCTGTATTGTTTCCACCCCAATTCACATTATCAGTTGAAGATTGTATTGTTGTGTAAGAACATGCATCACATCCACTACCTGTTGTAAAATAAACATCAATAGTATTTCCGCCTGATGCAGTTATTGATGTAATTGTTGGAGTGCAACATCCACCTGCAGAATTATATATTATGCTACCTGTAACATAATAAACACTTCCTGTTTGTGCAGTAAATGATGCTGTTAGGGTTGTATCTATTGTTGCTGATGTTGATATAGTTGCTCCACCATTTACATTTAAACTCATTGATGTCCCTGCTGTCCAACTTACTGGATACATTTCAGGATTAATTACATCGGAGCCTGATACTCTTAAATTACCTGATGTAGTTGATGTTTCAGCAACAACAGGTGAACCATTTTTATATATCTTAAAGTTACCATTTGCACCATTAGTTTCAGTAAATGACCAACTCACTTCAGCATATGCACCTGATGGTGGTGGTGTTGGAGGTTCTGGTCCTGGTTGTAAACGGCTAAATGTATCAGGGATAATTGGACCTAATAATTGTAATTCACAATCACCTGTTTTAAGAGAATAATTATTAATTGCTCTTAAATGATAATAGTTTCCTCTGAAATTTACAATATCATTTAATTCCATTTTAATATAATCTGCAAGAGGTATAATTGCTTTTGCAGTTAATAACCTTGTTTTTGGATTATAAAGAAGTGAAACATATGTATCCCAATATTCTGAATAAAGAGATGCGGTAGGTAATACGCCATACGAAGGTGCTTCATTATTGAATAGTAATGATTTACTACCGTCAGTTGGAAAACTACCTGTTACAACATTATAGTTGTCAAAGTATGGAAATTTATCAACAGCTTGTGCTGAATTATTTTCATTCTTTACATAAAAAGTTTCACAATCTATTTGTCCATTATAGAAAAATATACGAGGTAATACTCTTGATGGAGCATATCCTGCGTTTGAAATATAAGTCGGTATGTATATTGGAATTATCTGTGACATATCTTAACAAGCTAAAAATGATTGAACTGAACCATTAAACAATATAAATGAAGAATACTTTTGATAGAAATACGGGAATCCCCATTTCCAATAAGAATATCCGCCATCAAATGGTGTAGTTAGATTTGCATCTGTATATAATGTAGTTACCAATGATGGGTCACTCTCTGCAGCATATACAATAGTTGGATAATAGTATGTATTAGAACATGCTGCATAATCAGAACTCCAACCTGCATTACCAATCACATATTGAGTTGATGTAGGTGCCGGCGGATTAACACCACCAACGGAGCCAGATAAACCTGTTCCAGGAATTTTAACTAATGGACCATTTCCAAAAGTTGTTTTAACTTCAAACTTACCTTGTGAGAAAAAGTTTTCAGTATCTATATAATATGTTTTACCATATTCTCTGTTTGCTTCTTTACTAAATTGTTGAGAAATATAATCCTGGTCAAGCGTATCACCAAAGTTTAATTGGTTTACTGCAAGATTATTAGCAGGAATTACTTCAATGATTTCATCTAAATTAATATATTTGTTGAAATCCCATCTCTGTCCTTTATTATACCATTCGTTAAATGTTTCAATAATGAACTGATTATTTTTAGTTTTATCAGGATACATTACCAAATTAAATTTCTTTTGTAATCCTACAAGAAAATCAATTTGTTTAATCCCTGTTGTTCCATAGGGCATATTAGATGGAATATCCATAATACGTCCATCTGCAATTTGTAATTGCTTATTTATTTCTAAATAAGATTTCGGTGAGTTACCTGGGTCTAATGTAAATTTAAAATTATTATATGGTGCACTAAATTGGTCAAACCATTCAATTCCAAAATAATATGTGCCAGGAGTTAGAACACCTGTATTAAATTCAGTTTGTAATGAATATGTTTTATTTTGTCCATTAGCACCTTCCGCAAACATTGCGTAAGTATTTTGATTGAAAAATGTATTAAAATTAACCAATGAAGTTGAAGATACTGCTGCTAATGATGATGTATTAATTACTTTTAATTCTATTGTAGGTCCACCAAGAGAGCCTGATAATTGAACTTCTAAATTAAGAACTCCTCTTAATGCAGTTTCTTTTTCTATTGTATATGTTGCATTTTGACCAACTAAACCTGTTGGGTCTTTTTCAACATTATACCAAGGTAAAAGTGTTTGCGTGCTATCATTTATAACTAAATTAGTTTGATTACTTCCTGAAAAAGGACTTATTTTAATTACTCCATATGTTTCCAAATCAATACCACTATATTCAGGATATTTCAGAGAATTATTACAAATCATATAAACATTATCAATCCAACTTTGATTGAAAAATGATGATGAATAAGTAAATCCTGCTTCAGTAAAAATTGCATCTAATACAGGCTTAATTCTTATTGCAGGTTTAAAATCAGCAACAGTCATTCCACCTTCACTATCATCTAATCCAAAAAATACATCTCCTGCTGTATATTTCCAACCTGTTCCATAATCTGCAAGAGGATAAACTATATCACCATTGAATAGGTTTCCATTCCAACTTGCTGATATATTTGCATAAGATGATGTATGATTATATTGAGAAAGTGAATCTAAATCCGTAAGAAAGTTTCTATTAATATCTCTACCAAATGAAGATAGTGTTCCGTATATTGTTACTTCATAACTTTCAATAAACTTATTTGCTCTAACATTTACTTTATTTAATTGTAAATATCCTTGAGAAAGATATACAGAATCAAAATCAAAGTATGCTGGAACTTTTATATTAGTTGCAAATAAGAAAGGTGAATCAATTGATATATCATAAACATGCTCAAAGAAAGCATTATTTACTTTTGTTCCAGGAAGGGTAATTTGACGAGTAAAGTCCGATGGTAATACTCCAATATCAAATAGGCCTGTTACGTTATTTGATAATTGTATATCTTCATCATCAAATAAGTCTAACTGTGTTCCATTTGCAATTAATCGGAAAGTAAATCCTTGTGTACTAATTATTCCCATTACATTATCAGTTTATATGGCTGTCCGTATTGGAACTCAAATCCATATTGAATTAATTTATCTACTACACCTGTTTTAAATTGTATATTTTCGGTTACAATTGTAAGAGGTCTTACCATATCTCCTGTATCAGTTTCATCATAAACCCAATAGATTTCATCAGAAACTAATAATTGTTTTAGAATATCGTTATATGATTCAGATAACCAATTTGAATTTACTGAAATTGTTTGTTTACTATCTACAATATACGCTTGCGTAGCAGTATCATAATTTTGATATCCAAATGTAGAACTTTCCCACGTTCCTAATTGTGGTTGATATGTTTTTCTACTTGTTGAAAAAGATTGTCTATTCACCATATCAAAGTTCATCCAATCAAATTGTCCAAAACGATTTTTCCATTTAATACGAACATTCGGATATTTTTGTTCACATACTATATTGTATTTTATAGGAGTTCCTAATGGAGTTGAACCATTAAAAGCTTGGACTGTAAACCATTCCATCCCTATTTGATTGGTAATTGGAAAATCATCTTGCGATGGTCCAATAGGGTATTGTTGAATTTGATTATTAGATGATGTTGTAAATGATACATTGTAATTTCCTGTTTGTCCATTTGATGCACTATATGCAACCTTTGTTGGAACAGGTGCGCCACCATTTGCACCACCCCATACTCCACTATATCCTTTATTAGTCAAGAATGCAGATTGTGTTGCAGGTCCTGATGTCATTAAAGGCCAATGTATAGATGCAGATGAAATATTTTGTCCAATTGGTTCCTGAAATACACCATATCCATCTAATGCTTTGTATGTATCTGATTTGACATGAGAACCAGTCACATATGTGCTGCCTGAAAGATATTGCCAATAGAAATCTACAGCAAAATAAGTTACGTTTGATGTATTCTGTATTGCATAACTTGTAAGAGTAGCATTGATTATTCTATTCAAATCAAAAATACCTACGTTTGCATTATTAGGAAACTTAACTAAACTATAATCTGCAAGTGATGCTGAATTTTGCATACTACCTGTCCAATAATATAAATCACCTATGTATTGAAATGAAGATGATGTATATACGGGTGTAGATTCAGCTATTGTGAATATAATCGGAGATTGTGCTAGAGATACTAAAGCAGGAGTTTGAGTAATGCTTACTGACATTTCTTTTTATTAAATAACCAATTTTTTCGTATCTGTAATTGATACCTATTTTAATTCCTTATCTATTGTCTTTGCAATACTTGCCGCAATCTTCTCTCCTAACTTATCAATGTAATCATCTAATATAGCCTGAAATTGCGGGTCATTATATGCTTTCTCACCAAAGTTAATTCCATCGGGTATATTTTTTGTTTTACCTTTTGAAACCGTTCTACTAATTGTAGGTGAGTTCCACCATTGACCATATTCTGCTCCTGGTGGTGCAACATCTATATCAAATTCAAAAGTAAATGTTCCTGTTTTTAAATCGTTAATGATTTGCTTTTCAGCTTGAGCAGAGTTCATTCCACCTAATATCTTTCGGCCAGTATTAGCAGTTTTTAATTGTCTGCGTAAATTACCAGTTTTCTTTGGTGCTTTTACTGAAACTAAATCACCTAACTTTTGTGCTACTTGTAATAGTGTTGCCATAATTAAAATCTTGAACTAAAAACAGAATATATTTGTTGAATTTCATCAGCTGATAATGTTCTATTATAGTGCAAATGAGCCATTAACCAACCATTTGAATATCTAGTTGATATTGCGCTATCAAATCCAATGTATATTGTTCCATTTCCACTTTGATTTCTATTTAATGATTTTGTTTCAGTAGCAATAGAACCAGTCCCATCTAAATATGATGTAGCTGTTGAATTTCCACCTGCAGATGCTGATACAGATGTTGCATATTGATGCCAAACTGTAATATCTGATGGAGTAACTGTAGCATTAAAATAAGTATTACCTGATGTAGTATATAAAGCTGGTGTATAATCTTTGGTACCAGCTTGTGTTATGGTTTTTATTCCATAGTTGAATGATGCATCACATAATGCTGAATCTGGGAAAGTGGATGCAACATTTTTCCATATTGAAACTATGGTAGTTGATGGACTTACACTTCCCGAATATGTTATTCTTTGATTTGATGCACTATTTAATCTTATTATTCCACCACTTCCTGTTTCGTATGAGCCTGTAAATGTTGCAGTTGCATTTGCACATAAATCATAAATTCTATTTCCAGAACCAGGGTAACATGCTTTATTTCCAATATCATATATTACATATGCACCGGATGGAAACATATCTAAACTAGATGATAATGTTGCTGATGGACTAAATGTTAAATTTGCACTTGATGTAAATGTATGATATGTGAAACTACCTGTTTGAGATACTACTCCGCCTATTAAACTTGGGTTATATGCACCAGAATATCTTATTTTAACTATACCGCTACCACCTCTAGTTATATAACCTGGGAATGGATATTGGCGTCCTCCACCACCTCCTCCTGTATTAGGAGTTCCATTTTGTTGTCCTATATTATTATTATAATTTGCACCATTACCACCACCACCTAATCCGCCTGCTCCTCCTGCCAAACCTGTAATAAAATATAAATATGCACCACAACGAACACCGCCACCACCACCTCCTGCGTAATAGTTTCCATCTAACCAAATTTTACCATCACCACCATCACCACCATTCCAACATTCAACTGACCCGGAATATACACCTGCAGGATATGAATCCTGTCCAATTTGACCAGCACCTCCACCACCACCACTTGCATAAACTTTAAAAATTCCATTATTAGGACTTTTATCAGCATATCCACCATCATTTCCTTGGTCACCATAAATAGCTGAACCGGTATAAACATTTGACCCGGAACGTGGTTGTCCTCCACCTGATGCACCATCAATTGCTGTTTTAGAACCGCCAGCTGCTGCAGGCCAACCACCACCATAGGCTATAACTCCAAAAGCAGAACTTTGTTTACCATGACCTCCAGCAACATTACCATCATATGATGCTGATGATACTCCACCTGAACCTATTTCTATCGGGTAACTACCATAACCCCTTAACGTTAAACTACCGCTTACAAATCCACCTGCACCTCCGCCGCCGGAATCATTATCATTACCACCAGCTCCTCCTCCACCAACTATTAGATAATCAAATGAAGCTGAAACATTTTGACTTGAATAAAAACTGATAGGTATATACATAATTAAAGTAAATTATATATTGATGTCCCGAATAAAGTATTTGAATCAAAAGTTACAAATGAAATTATATCTTGTGAACTTGTAATAAAAGATGCAGAATATGCTAATCCTGATGGGAATTTTATAGATGATGGATAATTAATTGTACCTACACTACCTGTAGAAACTTGTAATATTTTTAATGTAATTGTTTCTCCTGGTAATATATTTGTAGGTATTAATCTTGTAGCACTTCCTGAAACTAATGTTAGGGTAAAGAAATTTCCTAAACTACAATCCATACTTGCTGTATTAGAAGATATTGTTAATGGAATAACATTTCCTCTTACACTTCCAGAAAATACATTATTTCCATTAAATGTATTACTTCCTGTAGTTGCGTAACTACCTGTTTTAGAATTAATATTATTTATTGAAATTGCAACTGATGAACTTAAACTATTTAAAGATGCAGTTGTTGCAAGAGTAGCAATAGTATTTGTTACACTTTGAGTGTATGAATTAAATGATGCAGTATCTAATTTTTGATTTATTCCATTTTGTAATAAAGATGCAGTTTGGGTTAATTGAGTTTCTGTTACAAAGGTTGTTTGTAAAGAAGAACTCCAACTTTCCAATTCATCTAAACGGAAATCTACACTTTGTGAGAATGTTGTATTTAAATAAGATGCAGTTGCTTCTAATCCATCCAATCTACTATCAACTGATGTAGAGAACGGAACATAAAGTGATGCTGTCGCTTCAACAACATCTAAACGTGCATCTACTGATTGAGAGAATGGAACATATAAAGATGCAGTTGCTTCAACTATATCTAAACGAGAATCAACAGATGTACTAAAAGGTCCTTCTAAATAATCTAATCTTGCATCTACTGATTGTGAATACAGAGTTACATTACCAATTCCACTAATTGTAGAAGAAGAAATGTTTCCGATTACATTTAAGTTAGCAGAAATACCCATAGAACCGCTTAAAGCAGCGCTTCCTGACATTATCGTTGAACCGATGAGGGTTTGTGTATCCCCAATCTCATCTCCTAATATATTGCTTCCTGATGAGTATATAATTGATGATGACTCAATAAGAGTTATTACTTTATTTGCAAAAAGAGTTCCGCTAACAGATAGATTACCTTCAATAAATGCAGAAGATGCAGTTACAGGTCCATCTATATCAATGCTACCTGTTAATTCAATTTTATTTTTAATTATAAGATTTGTCGCTTCTATGATTGATGATGAAATACTGTGCGACGTTAAAAGGTCACCATTTGTATTTACATAAGTGTATAAATTTTGTCCTACACCATCCTGCAGCATAGTAAGATTAGCAGATGCTGAATTATCAGTGCTAAAATGCAATAAAGATTGATAACTCTGCGAAATATATAAGTTAGATAAACTTCCCATTATATTTTATTTTTCATTTTTTTATTTTAATCATATTGCCACTTTCTAAATGCAACATCTGTTCCCTGTCCCCATTTTTGTGGAGTTGTACTCCATATTTGTGGGTTTGTCCATAATGCACAATACTCACAAGTTCCAAAATCTGTATATGGTAGAGCCATTATCGGTAAGTTTACATAATCGTAATCATCTTCACCATCAAATGTATCTACTATGGTATAACAATTTAAATCGTAGTAGGTAGTAAGGTCTATATTTGATTTAGGATACCATCTACTTGCAAATACCTGTCCTATACTACCTGATTCGGTTAAAACTGCTTTATATCTTTCACCATCCGCACAATCTTCAATAATATATCCGCTTCCAGAAGGGTTAATTAAAAAAAAAAGGCAACGATTTTTATCATTGTGAGTAGTTAGAGTAAACTCTGCTGACCACCCAGCCAGTCCGTTATTAAACCTATCGGAAAAAGGTGTGCAAACAATCTCATCGTTAACTTCAAATCCTGCTACTCCTCTTTGCGTATATGCGGTCAAATCATTTAAGATTGCCAGTGTATTTGCATGTATATCAACCATATCATCCACTCCATAGAACGGGATAGTTTGAGCATTCGTGCTACCTGATGATTCATTATTTAATAACTTTTGTTTGTCCGCAACAATCAACTGAATTGTAAAGTTTGTAGTTGAAGTTCCAAAAGATGTATCAGTTATTAAGATATTTCCCAATGGATATTCAGGATACTGCTTATCATCAATCGTATCAATGTCACCATAGGTAACAGATTGAATAGATGGATGGTTTCTCATTATTGTTTTAAAATAATTGAGAACATTGTAATAAAGTGAGTAATTTACACCGGTATTATGTACAATTTGTTGATTTGGCATAGTTTATAATTGAATACCTCCAAAATATTGATTTGATTGGTCAGGATATATCTGTGTTTGATTTCCAACAGATTCCAAATATTGTGGAATGTTATTTGAATATGCAATAAGATAGTTTTGTAATCTTAATGCGTAATAATCTGCATTTGCTTGCGCCATAGTTTTCAAATAATCTATTTCAGTTTTAGATGGAGCAATACCCTGTTCAGATTGTTGCTTTACTGCACCATTAGATTTAAATTGAACTGATGAGAATGGAATATACTCAACACATGCATACCATAGGAGTGTGTATTTAATGTGGTCATCCATTAAGTCCTGATAATAAGAACTTAATGTAGAGAATGTTCCGGCTTCTATTTGTGCTTGCAGATATTCAAAAAGCACAGTTCCTAAAAGGTTTTTAAGATACTTGTCTTGTGCAGTTCTACAAAATGGTAGAAGTGCATCAGCATCTATTGCACCCTGAAGAGGTGAATTTTTGATTATATCATTTCTTGTTATGAATAATGCGTAAGCCATATGGTTTATTTATAAATTTCGTATTCTTTTTCAAAATGTGCAGGTTTCAAATAACTCATCTGTAAATCCTGTTTAGGGATTGTAGAATCTGGATTTGTTTCTGCATCTGTTTGTCCTTCTTCCGGTGTTTGCATTGAATCATTAACTTCATCTTCTACTTGGTCTACAGTCTTACCTGTTTCTTCCGCAGTTGTTGAAAGAATTACTAATGGAGTTAATTGTTCAAAGTATAATTCTTTACTATCATATCCACCTATTTGGAATGCATAATCTAAAGCATTTATAATAAGATTTTGGAATGGTAGAATTGTCATTGTTTGTAAAATAGAGAATGCCGTTTTCATTTCCTCACTTTGTGAAGAGAATCCGTTATTTTGGGTTCTAATACCAAAAAGTAGAGGTGATGTAATTCTATGTGCAACAAGGATTCTGTCCTGTGCATATTCTGCTACATACTGAAACTTCTCATGCAGATTATCAATAGAGATTGGATTGATTGTAGGTGCGGTAGCAGGGTCATCATTGAATGATAACATAAATCTACCAGCGTTATTTGTTCCTGTGAATTTAGCCTGTAATAAATCCTCAATTGTTTGTCTTTCTTCAGGAGCAGGAACTCCATTATTAAAGTTTACCATTACAAGCGGTAAGAAACCATTTGTAATGTTGTGTAAGTGTAAGTTAGATAATTCTGCTTCACTTACTGCAAATTGTAATGCTGATACATAATCAGGCAATGCGTAATAGTAAAGACCTGGGCAATAATGTTTGATGTAAAGTATTTCCATCTTCTCATTAGATGTGCCGAAAGCAGGTATTTTCTTTTTATCTCTTACTTTCTTTTGGTCATTCCAATCTACACAATAGTAATAGTTCTCAATACGTGGATTAGAATAAAGTTTTTCTGCACGTAGTGTTTGAACTGGCACCTGATACATTTTTACTATCTTTGTATGGTCATCGTTCCAATATACTTGCAAAGCAGCATTACCATATAGTTTCAAATCAAATGCTAATCTTTTTGTTTCTGTTTGTGGTAATATTCTTTCTAATTCTGTCTGAAATGCTTCATCCTTACTGAATAAACCTTTTCCAAATATCAAATCGGAAATACCTTCAATACATGCAGCATTTGTTGTTGAGTTATTGTATGCAAGTGTGACAGCATCAAAGAAATCATCGTGTCCATATACACCGAATGGAATCCACGAATAACGTGTTTTAGTATCCTCTTGTATAATAGGAAGTTGATTTGTATTTACATTGATAACTGAAAATTTCTGTTGTAATTTCATATTAATCCATTATTATGTATCTGTTCTCACTTATATGAGAAATATATTGTTTATTTTGGTTTTCGTAAACTGATTTATCAGTAGATTGTGATGCGTATACTTGCACAGAACCATTCCAAAGGGGTTCTAAACTTCCTGAATTAAGAAGTGTTGCACGATATTCTTCTCCAACGATTGCACCACTTATTGCAAGAGAAAATGAAACATAACTTTCGTATGGTTCGTATGACATAGAAGTTATTGTTCCTCTAAATGTTTCTAACGTAGTCATATCCGTTAATGACATAGTAAACTCTGAACTTGCCGTAGGTTGTGTTCTGAATGTGTAATCGTTAGATTGTGATATGAAATAGGCTAGCATTATCTCGTTATTATATAATAATAACAATAATTTTCCTATCGGTATTGAAAAGCAATAAAAAACCCAGCCTTACGGGGCTGGGTTTATATATGTTTAGCCTATACTGAATTAGCTATATACGATAGTCGGTTGTGCACTTAATCCTGCGAAAGGACTAGTTGTTGTGCTTCCAGATAAGAACGCTGCTGGTAATTGTTCCTGACCTGTGAATGTTACTGAATAACCATAAAGGTCACCCAATGCTGCACCTGTCTGAATTGTTCCCGCAGTTACGTCTGCACCTTCTCTTTCACCAACCAACAATGCATCTCCGTTCATTGTCCAAACGATTATCTGTGGTCTACCATAAGCCATAAGCTTAAGTTGAGTAGTCATCTCGTTTGTTAATTTCTTAAGATTAAGAACTAATTCTTGTGAGAAGAATGTAGTTCCATTATCTCTTGAGGAGTTTACAGTTTCAGTATATGAGCTGTTTCCCTTCAATTCATAGTAATATACTGTGCTACCTGAAGGTAAAGCGGTAACTTGACCACTTCCGTTTTTTGTAAAGGAGCCAGTAGTGTAGTTGATAAAGTAGACACCGGCTAAACCACCGATACTTTCTTTACAAACTTCCTGACGTCCTTGAGTTAAATTACAAGCCATATACTTTAATTTTTGTTAAGTTAGTTAATGATTAGTATGCACCGTAGTAAACGATGTCTTGTCCGATACCGAACTGAACACCAGATGTAAATCTCATTACAATTCTGTAATTTTGAGAACCATCAATGTTCGCCATGTCAAGAACTTTAACTTCATTGTAATCACTCATCAAACCAGTTCCGAAGAATAAGTTAGATTTTTGTGCTGCAACGATTTTAGAAGAACTCATACCTGGGCACCATACGATTTCAATACCATTGAAGTTGAATGGTTTTTCACCAACGTTCATTTGGTTGTTCCATCCGTTTGCTCCGATAGCACCACCTGATAATGCTTGCTGATATGCTTTTGCTACGTCTGTAGAAACATATAACAATACATCAGGCTTACCATAAACTGTATCAGGAATTGTATTAACAACAGAATTTAATTTGTCTAATACGTTTGCTGAAGTTACAGAGCCAGAGATTACGATTGAACCACTCTTTGCTGCCAATACTGCAGTAGAACCACCTGCTGCAATAGATGCAGAAAGGATTGTTTGGAAACCTGCGAATTGACCGTTTACGTTAGTTCCTTGCCAAATGTTTTGTTCAGTTGCTTCTGCAACTTTACCACCAACATAAGAGATTAAGAAATCATTGAAGTTCTTTGGAATTTCGTCAAATGCAGAGAAACCTAATTGTAATGCTTCCCATGAGTCAACAAATTCTTGCTTACATAATTGTAAGTTAACTTGCAATTCTTTTGGTTCAAGGATTCTTTCAGAAATCGCAACTGAACCACTAGTTACGAAATCACATGATGCGTCCTGAACGATGCCAGAAACGTCTAATTTTTGGATTACAGATTTGAACTTCACGTTTGGCATGATAGTTACAAGCTTCTTATCCAAAGTGTTTGCACTCAATAAAGCAGCTGCTATGTAGCCTGATGCTGCCTCACCAGCGTATGTTGTGGTGATTGTAGGAAGTGCGAAATTTTGTTTAGCTTTCATTTTTTCCTTTTTTAATAGGGTTAATAATTTTATTTATAGAGTTTTGATAAGAAATTAGATTGTGAGTTTACAACCTTCTTACCGAAATTTTTCTTATTTGTTTCAATAGAGAATTTCATCGCTTCATCTACCGGAGCACCATCTAACTTTGGAAGTTCTTCTTCCTCAACTTTAGCCATTTGCTCTTCAACTTCTTGTGCTACCTTCTCATCAGGTGCTGGCATCATCGCTTCCATTTTAGCCATCTTCTTTTCCATCTCTTCAATTCTGTAAGCCATCTCTTCCATTTTCTTACCTAATTCAATTTCAATTTCAGGCTTTTCATCTTCAGGTTTTAAATCTTCGCCTGCATCTTCTGGAAGTGTTTCTACACTTTCAGTTTCTTCAGCCATCTTTAAACTACCTTTGATTTCTGAACCTGCTGGGTCAGCAACTTCATCATCTTTTGTGTAAGTTCCTGATTCAGGAAGGTCTTTTACTTTTTCAGTAGAAATATCAGCCGCAGCCATTTCTACATTTTCTCTTTCAACAATCTTACCATCTTCAGTTTTTACTTTGATGTAAACTTCTTCACCTTCTGCACCTTCTAATTTAAGGTCGTGAAATCCGTTAGGAGCTGGTGATTTAGTTCCATCTTCTGAAACTACATCAAGGGTTTCGCCAACATCAAAAGTTGGACTTTCTACGATTGTTCCGTCTGCTAATTTTGCATATGTTAATTCCACTTCATCTTTGTTTAAAAGTGTCATTATCTTGCTTAATACTTGTTTTGCGTTCATAATTGAGTTTTTTCTAAATTATATAATAATAACAATGATTTGTTTATCCGTAGTAATTTTTATGGAAATCTATTACTAAAGTAATTAATATTTTGTTGATATTCCGAATCTGATAATCTTCTATTGTAAATAAGTGTAGGGCCTAATGCACCAACTAATGGTTCTAATCCACCACCTGCAGCACCTATGTAAATCCAATTATTAAATAAATTAATTGTTACACCGCTGCCTGTTCCCTGCGTTGTTGTATTAAGTAACATCTCCCAACCTGCTCCAAATGATGTTCTGATTGTACATACATGCCATTGTTCCAAATTGATAACAGGTGTTCCATAGTTTGGTCTATCATTTCTCAATACATTAACATAAATGTTATTATCAGTATAAGGATAACCACCACCTATTCCATTTGTCATATTAGTCATATAGATAAATCCAACTTCGTTCACATTTGGTGGAGGAGATTGTTTTACTCTTATCCATTGCTGAATTGTTGCAGTATCTCCACCATTCATACCTGTTGCTACAGCAGTTGGAACTTGAATATATGAAGCTATTGCTGTATTTTTTGAGAAAACACCACCATTACTTCCTGAATAGGCAAGTCCACTTCCAACTAATGTAGCAGTTCTACCATTACCACTCAAATCATAAAGAGTAGTGCCACTACCTGGATAAGATGAAGCATTACCTGCATCATAATATGCTAATAAATCTGTTGTCACAACTCCACCTGCAGGTGCTACTGATTGTGACATAAAAATGTTACCATCAGGCATCCACATATTACCTAAATAATTTCCGTTACCAATTTGTGTGTTTCCTAAATATATCATTTAAAATCTATTTGAGAAATTATTGTAAATGTCAGTTAATTGAGTAGTTGTCAATACACTATTATAATGTAAATAAGCCATAAGGTATCCATTAGCGTATCTATCACTTACTGCATTATCCCAACCTATATATGTTGTACCTGAATTAGAAGTACCAGTTCTATCAAATGATTTATTTTCACTTGCTGAACTTGTATTTCCATCTAAATAAGTTGTACAGGTTGTAGATGTTGATGAAATAGAATCAACTGTTGTAGCGTATTGATGCCAAATTTGTATATCTGATGGTGTTGATGTTGCACCAAAGAATGTACTAAATCCAGTACTATTATCAGCAGGAATTGGTGCATAACCTTTACTTCCTCCCAATGGTGCATATATACCACCATATGCAGCTCTAAAAGTTGGGAAACCTGTATCTTTTTGAAATGTACTATCCGTATTTTTCCAAATAAAAACATAAGTCCCATCAGGCGTAAATGTTCCCGTATAATCAATACGTTGTGATGATGCCTGAACTAATTGTAAAATACCACCATTTGTTGAACTCCATGTCGGCGAATTAACCAAAGTACCATTATTACCATTACCACTTACATCATTTACAGTTGTTCCACTACCACCATAAGAAGAAGGATTTCCGAAATCGTATATAGCAAATGCACCAGATGGATAATTAAAAGTATTTCCACCTGCTGCCACTTTTACAATTTGTCTATTAAAACCGAAGTTCTGAAATATCATTATACTAATGCTTTAGTTGATACTACGTTTACTTTAGATGTACTAAATGCTACCAATGAAAGAATATCAATACTTCCCAAACTTCCAGAGTATGCACTGCCTGAAGGTTGTGCTACGTTTGGTGAGAATGTGATTGATGAACTTGCTGATGCACTTATGATTAAAGTAGATGTAGTTCCTGGTTTTGGATTTGTTATATTCAAATGCAACGGAGTCACAGATGATGTTAATTCAAAATAGTTAGCTAAATTAAAATCAATTGATGCTGTATTTGAACTAATACTTGCTGATACAACATTACCTTGTGCACTTCCAGTCAATACTAAACTACCTGTGATTATCGCACTACCTGTATAAGGGAATGTCGGATTCACTTGTGTAGAACCGCTTACAATGTATAGTGTATTTGGATTAGTTAAACTTCCTGTTACTAATGCTGCGTAAGATGCAGATGTAAGAGTTACAATTTGATTTACTGCTGATACATCTGTGTAAGTATCGGTTAAGTTAGTTATCAAACTACCAGAGAATGAACCACTCAATATTCTTGGAGCAGAACCGGTAAATGATGTGCTACCTGATACATTAAGAGTTCCCTCAATGAATGTATTAGAGCCTGAATCAATTAAGAAACCGGTCTTTCTTACAATACCTGCGGAGCCAGAGTTACCTGTTCCTACTGCGAATATCGTTTCTGCAGTCTTTGCTCTATTACCATCTTCCGCATTCCATCTACCAAAGAAAGCAGAACCATAACTTTGTCCTGATAATGCGTTGTAAATTGTAGAACTACCTGAAACATTTAATCCTGCTCCTAATATAGTAGTTGCTATCATTGATTTACCTTCGCCATCACCAACTAATGAAGCTGAAATAAATTCACCTCCGATTAAGTTATAAAGTGCTACTCTTCTAGTCGCAATTGCTCCCTGACTACCTGATGCGTATATATTATTACCTAATCCGAATCCAATATTTTGGTTTACAGATAAAAGTCTTAAAGTTGCAGTTGTTATAGCAGAACCATCCCAATCAGAACTTACAGTCATTCCATTCCAAATGTTAGAATTTGATTGGAATGATGATGAAGCTCTATTATTATAAATTACTGTTCCGTTTACAATATTATTATTAAATGTATGGGTTGAACCTAATGTTGGTGCGTTAACAGTATTATCACTTATAGCAAAATTTCCGTTTATATTATTTTGTATAATAGTATATCCTCTACTTCCTGATTGAATATTAAGGTTTATAGCTCCTGCAATTGCATTATTACTAACTGTATGTGTAGATGAACTCACAGGTCCATTATAGTTAAATGTTCCCTGTATTAAATTTGACTGTATATTTAATGCATTACTGCCACTTGCTCCTGCATTTATTTCCGCAATGGAACGAGAAGGTGAGTTAAGAGTTAGACCTACACCTAAAGCAATATTATTAGAGTATGTTACATTACCTGTATTACCTAACATATTAAATGTAGCACTTCCACCCTCAATAATATTTCCACTATATGCGTGTGTGCCAGGATTAAGTGATTGATTTATTGTCCAAGTTCCAGCATTACCTAAAATGTTACTATTCATTGTAGGTCTGTTTCCACTTACACTCGTTGCACTACCTGTAATTGTTGGAAGAACATTAGTTAAAATTATATTACCTGTTCCACCTATATAGTTTATTCTACCTGCAGCAACTGTTTGTGGATTAACATATATGTTATTGCTTCCGCTTACAATTGTAGAAGCTGTATTATTATTATTTTTGAATACTAAATTCGCTTGATTCTGTGCTGATGCACTTATGTGAGTTAGATTTGCTGCTCCTGATGTGAATGTATTTGCTGTAATTACCAAACTACCTGAAATAGATTCAACCGATGGATTTGCAAATGCTGTTCCTCCACCGCCAGAGCCTGTATCAACGGTTAATTGGAATGTACTTGCATCACCTTTAGTAAATGTAATTGTATTAAGTGTTACCGATGCAGTTACTAATGAACTACCAGTAACAGAAGAACTTACAAATCCTAATGCTGTAATTTGTGCAGATGAACTAACAACACCATTACCAGCGTTAAGAGTTCCGATTGTTGCCTGTGTTAAGTTTGCATCAGGTCCTTGAAATACGGATGCTGAAACATATCCATTTGCTTTAATATCGTTATTTACGTTTACACTACCTGTTACAGTTTGTGTTCCGTTGAATGTGTTACTTCCAGTAGTTGCGAATATACCATAAGCAAGTATTTGTGCAGAAGATGAAACTGTTCCTGCTGGTGTAGGTGCATTACCACCAATATCAATTCTGTTTACAGTTGCTATGATTGATGGAATGTTTGGAGATGTACCCGAACCACTAATAAATGCGAATGTAGTATTTGCACTATCTGATTTCCATATGATTTCAAAATTATCACCTGCTGATGCAGTAGAGAATATATTCCATGCTGCAACCAATCTACTATTTGAACCAACAGTTATTGATGTATCTGAATTTGGAATATCAACATTATTTTTTCTAAACCATATATTTGTGATACCTACGCCAGAACCTTGAACTACTTGTGCAGAGAACTGAATATTATAAACACCACTTGCATCAACTTGCAGTCCAGTACTACCTGAAAGTGTCACACCATCTATAATATCAACTGAATTGAATTTAAATGGATATGCTGTATTCGCACTACCTGATTGTGTAGTTGTATCACTAAATGCTCCATAAGATGAAGTTACTAATGATGTAGAAGATGATGGTAAAGTTAAATTAAATGTATTACCATTACCTTTTGTAAATGTGATTAATTGACCTGAAATACTTGCAGTAATCAAAGATGAAGCAGTTACAGATGAAGAAACAAATCCTAATGCGGTTATTTGTGCAGAAGAAGATATTGTTCCCTGTGGTACTGCTTGCCCTGATCCTGTGTCAACTGTTAAGTTAAAAGTTGTACCATCTCCTTTACGAAGTGTAAGTACATTAAGATTTACCGATGCAGTTGTCAATCCTAAACTTGCAGAAGTAAATAAAGATGATGTAGCTGAATTTAAATTACTTATAGATGTATTAACTGATGCAGAATTTGCTTCCAATGAACTCACTCTTTGGTCATTAGATTGTGTGTATGCATTGAATGAAGAAGTAGTTACAAAGTTGCCTGCACTGCCTGATACATCTGGTATATTTACTGCGAATTGTGTTCCATCACCTTTACTGAATGTAAGGTCTCTTGTACCATTATTAAATGAAGCAGTTGTTAATCCTAAACTAGCTGATGTGAATAGAGAAGCCGTAGCTGAATTTAAATTACTTATTGAAGTATTTACAGATGCACTATTTGTATTTAAAGCATTTATACTAATCTGTTGTGATGCAGATGATGCATTCAATTGAGATATAGATGAATCCGTAGATGCAGTATATGAATTGAATGATGCGGTATCTAACTTTGTATTGATACTATTAATTAGAGAACCAGTCGCATCTGCTAATTCACCTTGCGTTACATATCCACCACTTAAAGATGATGATAAGTTTAATAATTCAACGATAGATGCGGTTGCACTAGCATTAAAAGATTGTTGTGATGAAGTAAAAGAGTTTATATTAGTAATAGATACATTTACACTTGCACTATTTACTTCCAATGAAGTTACTCTTTGGTCATTAGATTGTGTATACGCATTAAAAGATGCTGTGTTTACAAATGTATTTGCAAGCGATGCAGTAAATCCTTCTAATGAATCTATTTGCTGATTCCAACTTGCACTATCTACGTTATATGAAATTTCATCTACCAAAGAATCAATCATGTCCGTATTAAACCCTCTTAATTTAGAAGGTGTAATTAATCCGGCATTATTGTTTGGAAATTCTGTATTGTTTTGAACCTTTAAGGCCTGTTTGCTTAATTCAGACATATTATGTTATTTTTAATCTAATATTATATCAAATCCATCAGAGTAACCATCAGAGAATGCTCCACCTTTTGTTCTACGTGGTGATTCAATTACTCCAATACCCTGATTCATTAAGTATCCCTGACAGCACTTCACATCATAGGTATTAGAGTCCAAACATAGACATGCTCTTCTGCTATTCTTTGGTGAACTCAATCCTAATGTTGGTCCAATGAATATTCCACTATTGTTTTCTCTATTTACAGAATAACGAAGGTTTCCGTTTCTGCTATTACTCCATTTAGGCATGAGATACTTTTATAGTAATAACAAAGTTATTCCTACTTATCGTTATCTCCTATCTAGCTTTGCCAGAGATTCTTTATGTATTAATTGTTCTACTAAATTCTTATCACTTCTATATGCCAAATACATCAGGCATTTCTCAAGGGGTTCGGCAGTGATAATGTTGATACGGGTGATATCACCAGCTGCGAGCTCAATAATTGTAGCATAGCTTCCCCACTTCTTTGCAAAATTGGCTTGATGTTGGGACTCACTTCCTCCTCCATCGTAGATTTCAGGGTAGCGCTCAGTAAGTCCGTTAATAAATTGAATAAAAAAAAAAGTGCTCCAAAGTGTATATGCATAGGCACATCTAACCATTTATCTGGATGGATTTCTCCTGTGTATGCTTTGATTCTATATTTGCCCATGCTTTTACTTTCAACGGGTCTGTATAGTATATCCATTATCTTTGACCAATTCTCATCTATTGTTATTTGTCCGAATTTAGTTATATCTGCGTAAGCACCATAAGCAATGTTAGATAAGTTAGGTTCAAATCCGTATTCTACATCATCTATCTGCACAAATCTTTGTAAATCTAAATCTGTTTTAGAAATGAAACCGGCTAATTCTGTTTTCAACATATTGTAATCATCTACTGATATACCTGTTAACCATTCAGGCGATAATCCACATAGGTGATATAGAAGGACAGCAGTAGTTGCTTCTTCATCCTCTTCATAGTTCTTTAATTCCTTTTGTAATTCTAACCATTGCTTAAGAGTGATATCCTCATAAGATGTTGGTATCTTTAAACTAATTTCCTTTTGCATATAATAGTAGTGTTAATTTTTTTACT